CAGAGTCAAATTTAAATTGAACACCATCAATCGCTGTTGTGGTATTACAGTATCCAGCTACAAAAAAATTAGTATTTTGAATTCCACCATCATCTACCATCGCATGAGAATTTGCCATAAAATGTTTGACAAAAGTTGTAGAAGATGGATCAAATAAATTAAGTGTTCCAGATACTGATCCATCATTGTCATTTGTTACAGAGTATGCTAAATTTTGAACCCCTGTGCTTTGAGCTAAATCACTACCTGTTGAGTATTGAAGAGTTGCTGGACTATCGTCTTCTCCATGATGACAAGTAAAAAAAGTTGTTGTTTTAGTTGCATCATAAGCTGTACTACCATCTCTAAAATTAACAGTAAAATCTTGATTATCTGTTGCTGGATGCACGTTAATATATTTTATAATATATTTTTTGTAGGTAGAATCTATTCCACTTGTAAATTCTACTGTAGCACTACTACTAGCTGTTATTGTTTGTAATAACACCAAACTCCCCCCAACATCCCCTGTTTCTAAACCATTGTTACTAGAGTTAAACTTGATCGCCTTGCTTGCAGCAGGCGTTACGTTTATGCTATTGAAGTCAACCTTAGAGAGTGCCATGGGTTACTCCTAACACATTAGTGAACATGGAACTATATAACTACCATCACTGTAAGTTTCTATTTTAGTATTAGATAATACTTTTGCAAAAGTGCTAGATTTAACATTATCATCGCTTTGTTTTTTTGCTGTTCCATCTCCGTTTGATTGTAATAAATCTCCTTTAGCAACTGTTTCATCTTTATGTATTCTAACTACAAATGAACCAACTGATGCTACATAAAAATCATTATAGCCTTCGCCATCTTCATCCCAAGAACTAAATACACCATAAACATTTTTAGCATCTGTTGTATCAGATACTTTTGATTTCATGTGTTTAATATCGTCTTCTTTAACTATTGTTGCTTCATAATCTGTGCCATTATAATCATATGTAATTTTATCTCCATCTGATTGACTACCTGTTAATACATGAGGAATTTTTTGAGCAGTGCCATCATTATCATTAAATTCTAAATTGTACCAATCACACATTGCATTTAAAGACTCTATAACAGTGCCTTTTAAAATTGTAGGTTTTGAATTATCTACAAGTCTAGACCAGTGAGAACCTGTAAAAGCATTATAAGATACTGTTGATCCAGAAACTGATATGGTTCCTTCTTCAGAATCAGCTTGTCTAATAGAAATAATACTTCCATCATTATCATTTCTATTAATAAACATTGGTGTTCCTTGTGATGTTCCACTTCTAGAAAAAACAACTTTACCATTATCTTCAAATTCTATACCATCTACTGATGTACCAGAACTTGTTTTTCCATATAAAAAAACTGATGAAGTTAAAGTTATTTTATCAGTTCCACCAACTTTAACATGTATAGTATCGTCTGTGTCCGCAGTTATTGAAGTATCGGCATCTGCATCTAAAATTAATTCATTACCATTTACATCTAATGTCCCTGGTGTAACTAAATTTCCTGAAAGCATTGCAGACGTAATACTATTAGTTGCAGGTGTTACAGTTTGTAATGCTCTTCCTAAAAATACACAATACATCGTATCTGTCGAAGCTGTTGCCGCAGATAGTGTCAACGCTGTGCCTGTAGCTGTATATGCTTTACCAGATCCAGGTTGCTGTCTTACGTTATTTACAAATAACGCTATCTCATTTTCATTAGCTACCGCATGATCTAGAGTGTAGGAGGTAGTTGCACTCGTAGAAAATTCTTGCGTAGCAAACGAAGTAAACGATTCTGCCGGCTCTGGTCCAATATAAGCCATCTTACGTTATCTCCATTACTGACAATGTGCCTGATAGTTTATCAGCCACAGAACAATCAATTCTTAAAACATCTCCAGCCTCTAATACAACCTTACCGCCCGATAATAATTCAAGCGACGTTCCGCTAGGGATGTTCACGTCTTTCACTAAAAAAGATGTACCGTTTGCAGCGTTATTTGCACCAGCACGATTTGATGTTGTACTAACAAGTTCTACCTCTGCAGTTACTGCAGTTGTATTTATGTTAGCCAATACCAATCCAAGCACAACTGTAGTCGTACTCGATGCCACCGTGTACATTGTAAAAGGTGTGCCTGCTGAGTTTGGCTCTGCAGCAAAATTGATTACCTTAAAAGTATTTGCCATTTGTTTCCTCCTAATTCCTTATATATTAACCCAACGCAATTGCAAGAGCTGTCGGATCATCCGTACTAAATCCTGCACTGCTTAAGTATGTTTTAACATCTGTTAACGCCACTTGTTTCATAGTGCCATTGTCATTTGTAACCACTCTATCGGCATCTACTAAAGTTGTAGAACTAGCTGATGTATCACCATCCATTATATTTAATTCTGCAGCTGTAGATGTTACTCCGTCTAGAATATTTAATTCAGCAGCCGTAGATGTTACCCCATCTAGAATGTTTAATTCTGCCGCTGTTGATGTTACACCATCCAAGATGTTTAATTCAGCAGCCGTAGATGTTACTCCATCTAAAATATTTAATTCAGCCGTAGTAACTGTAGCACCATCTAATATTTCTAATTCTGCTTCTGATATACCTGCAGATCCAATAGTTACTGTACCTGCAAAAGTTACATTAGCACCACTAAATGTCATAGCTGTAGTAGGCGTGGATCCTGATTTAATTACAAGTTCTCCACTAGAATTTGTTAAACTACCAAAAGTTGTACCATCATCTTTAAGTGTAATATCTGCTCCGCCAGCATCTAAAATAATATCAGCACCAGCATCTAATGTAATATTACTAGAGTTATCTATTTCTGCAATAACAGGTGTTGTTAGTGTTTTATTTGTAAAAGTTTGTGTCGCTGCTATACCTGCAACTGTATCTGTAGTAGCTGGTAAAGTTAATGTAATATTACCAGAAAAAGCTGAGTGAGCAGGTGCTTGTAATTGTGCATAGTGTGCATTTGAAGACTCACAATAAAATCTAACATAAGATTGTGCACCAGAATTTTTAATAGATATCGCTCCAGATTGCATATCAATACCATTAGATCCATCAATTCTAACAACCCCAGAACCATTTGGCGTTAAAGCAATATTACCATTTGATGTTGATACTAAACCATTACTATTAACATCTAAATCACCACCTAGTTGAGGTGACGTGTCCTCTACAACATTTGATATTGCACTAGATGTAGCAAGCCCTGATACTACTGCTGATCTTGCAATTTTTTTAAGACCACCACCTGAAGTATCAACTGCTAAGAATACATCATCATTAGCAACTGTAGATATTTCTGATAATGAACCTACTGCTATTGAATTAAAGTTTGTACCATCTGCGATTAATAAATTACCTGCAGTGTTTGTGCCCATAGTAATATCATCACCAGATACTGTAATGTCTCCAGTTACAGTTAAGTTTTGTGATATAGTTACATTACCATTAGAAGCAATAGCTATCGCGTCCGCATCAGATGTATGACCTATGTTAGTGCCATTTATAATTATGTTATCAACTGTTAAAGTTGTAAGTGTACCAACCGATGTAAGGTTTGGCATTGCTGTAATCTCATCATCAAAGTATGCCGCTAAATCTGTAACCGCAACTTGAACCATTGTACCGTTATCGTTTAGTACAACTCTGTCTGCATCTGCAACTGTTGTTGATGTAGCTGATGTTCCTCCATCTACTATATTTAGTTCTGCTGCGGTTGAGTCTACAGCTGCAAGTTTAGTTAAGTCTGCTTGTACTAATCCTGATACTCCGTCTAATAAATTAAGTTCTGCTGCAGTTGAAGTAATCGCTGTGCTTCCGAAGGTAAGTCCACCTTCTGGTACAACAATACTACTACCTGATTGCGCTGTAAAAGTATTTGCAGTAAACTGAAAATCATCTGCACCTGCTATTTTAATATCTATCTGGTCATCTGTATCTGCTGTAATACTTGTATCAGCATCGGCATCTAAAATTAATTCGTTACCATCTAAGTCAGTTCCACCACTAAATCCTGCATCAACAATATTTGTTCCATCTGAATAAACTAATTTTGTATTTTTTTCTGATACACCAAAAGTAATCCCTGTACCTGATGCTGTTTTAAATTGTACAGTGTATGCACCTGATGTGCCGTTAGTTACAATGTAAACTTTTTCTATTGAATCTGGTACAGTTACAATAGAGTTACCAGATATTGTTCCTGTTAATTTTATAACCGCGTGACGAGCAACGGATGTAGATTCTGTTGCATCACCATCTGTAATTGTTAATTGCGTTGTGCCACCACTAGTTACTGCTTGTTCTACGTAACCAGCGATTGATTTTTCTACGATTTGTAAGTTAGTATTAGTTTTATCACCCCATGTACCGGCATTCTCGCCGGTTGCCATTAGTTCTATACCAAGATCTGAAAATGTTGATGCCATAATTTAATCCTTAAGGTTTAGGTGAGTTGACTGGTATTCTGATTGTTCCATCTGTATAATCATCTCTTCGTCTTCTACCTATTTGTTCTCCTCCAAATTTTTGTACTTCTTGTTGGTACTTTTGTTCGTATAATTGCAGCATATCAGCTGGACCTTTTAAGAAACCGTAAGTTTCTGCTAGGCAACAATATAGCAGACCATTTGGAAAATTCATACTAATATAATTAGTGTCATTATTTTCTAATAATGCTGGCGCTGCATTGTAATGAATTTTGTATGCAAAAGTTGCACTCGGTGTTGGTGATACAATTATAGATCCAGAGTTTGATGAACTTTCTCCAGTCGCCCCTGTATCTAACATTGCATAATATTTTGGTGTTCCAGTAGATGTGGTTGCTGAAATATATTCTTCTAAAAATGTAAGATCTCTTTTTTCTAAATATACATTAGCACCAGTAAAAGTAGATCCAGTTGCAGTATAAACCTGCACCGCTCTAATAAATACAGCTCCTGCTGGCACAGTTACAGTGCCTGTTCCAGATGTAAAATTACCTGTAGATGTTTTTCTATCCGCATCTATTGGTACATCTCTAAAAATTCTATATTGTGCATTTAAAATAATATTTTCTAATACACTGTCTGATAGCACTGTTGTGCTAACTTCTGTGTAGCTTCTTATTTGTGTTTTTAATCCTGATGCACTTAATCCTGCCATTATGCTGATAAACTAACTGGTCCTGCAGACACAGTTGGTCCTCCTCCTTCTTCTGTTACACTTGGAGTTGACCCTAAACTAAAAGTGTATTTATCTGTTGTTGTAACTGTTATACTAAATCCTGAAGAATTTTCATAGGTAGAAAAAGCAATGTTACCGGGGCTACCTTGAACATTTCTAAATCTCACAGTGTCTCCTGTAGTTCTTCCATGATTTATTTCTGTAACTGTAATTGTTTGAGAACTTGCAGTAATAGAAAAAGGATTATTGCCTAACATAGCAGCAACTTCATTTTCAGTTCTAGCGGGTCTAGCATTAAACAAACCTTGTGAATCTCCTGATCTAGATCTTAATTCTAATTGTGGATGTTTAGCTTCAAATTCAGATTTATGAACTAAATGACCATTCCATTCTTTGACCATTTCATTATATGGAAACTCCATTCCTGATCTATCTGATATTGCTTTTGCGTATTTTCCTCTTGCTTGTGCCATTAAGTTCCTGGGTAATAAGTTTTAGGTGTTATAAATGT